AACTTTCAAACTGTATATAAATTAGTAGAACAAGATTACAAAGGCAAGAAAGAAGACAACACATGAGCATGAATCACGACGCAAAGCCTAAAGACGATGAACTAGAACGAATGAAAGCAGAGTTTCTAGCTAAGGGCGGAGAAGTTACTAAAGGTAAAACTAAAGCTATGGCTTCAGAACTTGGTATTAGTAACAACACTTGGAATAATAAATTAACTAAAGCAGAGAAAGATGCAAAGGCGGGAAAATGATTAAGAAACATTATTATAGTTGGACTGACATTGAACGTATGTGCGTAAGCATTGTTAATCAAATGTACGCTGACAACTGGCGTCCTGATTACATTGTAGGACTTACACGCGGCGGCAATGTACCTGCTACTATTATTAGTAATATGACTGGCATACGTTGCGAAGCACTTAAAGTAAGCTTGCGTGACGATGACAGTGAAAGCGAATCTAACTGCTGGATGGCAGAAGATGCATTTGGTTACGAGAGTGAACCACGTGCTACGGCAGGTCCATTACGTAAGAACATCCTTATTGTAGATGATATCAACGATACTGGTGCTACTTTCAATTGGATCAAAGAAGACTGGCCTTCAGGTTGTTTGCCAATAGATAAAAGTTGGGGAACAGTTTGGGATCAAAACGTTCGTTTTGCTACACTAACGGAAAACTTAGCAAGCGATTTTAGTGACGTACGATATACTTGTCACGAAATTAACAAAGCAGAAGAAGATGTGTGGTTAGTTTACCCTTGGGAAAATGTAGCTACATATTCATAAACCAAGTAAGGAAAAGGAAATGAGTTTGAAAGAACAATTAGTCAAGGCAGCACGTATGCATGCCGAAGGAGAGCTTGAAAGAGCAAAAACTAATATCATGGTGTATATGAATAACGCAACTGGTATTGGTGAACATAGCGATATTGTTGAAGCTATCCAAGAAGAACTTGACAAGATGGCGCATGCGACCGATCGTATCGATATGCTGGAGAAATACTTTGTCTAAATCACTTTTTATAGGTGATAGTCATAGTGCAGGGTATTCAATGGAAAATTTGAATACCCCAAGTCCAACCCCAGTACTTTGGGGAGAAGCTAACTATGCTGAACTTTATAGTGAATATAATAATAAAGAAGTAATAGTGTATGCACTACCAAATGGTTGTAATAAAAAATACCCTCTTTGGCTAAAGTCAATGCTTGACAAATATGATGATATTGATGAAGTTTTTATTCAAAGCACATATTGGAACCGTGACTTACTAGCAGCAAGTAAAAACTTAGATATAGCAGATGGAATAAAAAGTAATCACTTTATGTCTCCAGCTGAACCTTCTAGCAACTCACTTGTGTCTTTTGGTGCAATTACAAGGTGGACTGATATTCAAGTAACTGACGACTACATAGAAAATTGTGTTCGGACTGCTCCTGACAGTAAACATTTAGAGTACAAAGGGTTTGACTTTGAAGAACTTAACTCAGGAATGCTAAACACAACAAACATGCCATATGCTTATACTAAACTATGGCATGAACATATTACACATTTGCAATATAGAGAATATTGCAGTTTCTTATTTATTATAGATACACTATGTAAAAACTACGGTGTCAAATGGCACCTGTGGAATATTAATGAACGAGTAATGCTGCCTAAACATTTAGATCTTTTTGGCGCACTCGACAACTGTATTCGAACTGATGTCAGTGCTGAAACATTTATACAAAGTAAGCATTACATTAATATCGAAGACCACCAAGTAGACGGGGAACACTATGCAATTAATGTACATAAAATTATTGCAAAAGAGTTCATTCCTTACTTAAAAAACTTGACAGAACCTAAATAATGTTGTATAATACAAGTATGTATTGTAATAAAAACATGACATCCACGTCTTTAACTCGGAGAATGAACAGACTATGATTAAATCAGAACAAATTAAACTACGTTTAGAAGAAGCAGGTATCCGCTATTGGGCCGGCGATAATATTAGTGAAGTACTAGATGACGGCGATAAATCAGATCTTATTGACGAAGCTACACTAGCATTTAACAATGTATTAGATACATTAATTATTGATCGACGTAACGATCCTAACTCAGAAGGTACAGCAAGACGACTTGCTAAAATGTACTTTAATGAAATTATGAGTGGGCGTTATGAACCAATGCCTAGCGCAACAGCATTTCCAAATGATAGTGACGAACGCTATGACGGTATGCTAGTAGTACGTAGTGAACTAAAAAGTATGTGTTCGCATCATCACCAGCCAGTAGCAGGTGTAGCATACATTGGTATTATTGCTAGTGATAAACTTATCGGACTTAGTAAGTATACCCGCATTGCACAATGGTGTGCTAGGCGCGGCACATTACAAGAAGAACTTGCAAATGATATTGCACGTGAAATTGGTAAGGCAACTGGTGCAGAACACTTAGGTGTGTACATTCAAGCAACACATGGTTGTTGTGAGAACAGAGGCATTATGGCAACTAGTAGTCTTACACAAACTACAGTGCTTAAAGGTGCATTTAAACATGATGCAGGTACTAAGAAGGAGTTCTTTGACAACATTAAACTGCAACAGGAGTTTGCACGATGATAGAATCTCCAGTATTTGAAAAAGGCTATCCATCGCATGAAGCAGTAAATAGAAAGTCAAGTGCGAAACTAAGATATAGCGAAGCGTTTTATAGCGTACAAGGCGAAGGCAAGTTTGTAGGAGTACCTAGTGTATTCCTACGTACTTTCGGTTGTAACTTTCGTTGCATGAACTTTGGACTTGGTAAAGATGAACCTAGTCGTGCAGAAAAACAAGCAAATGGTCAAAGATACAATCAAGAAGTAAGAGACTTACTTGATAGTGGTATTATTGCTAAAACTGAAAAGTTTAACGATTTGCCAATTATTCATACAGGTTGCGACACGTATGCAAGTATCTATCCTGAATTTAAAAACTTTAACAAACTTGCAGAAATTGACGAGGTTGTTGAACACTTGTTATCCCTTACTCCTGAAGGTAAGTGGACAATGGATAACGGACAAGACATCCACTTAATTATGACAGGTGGCGAGCCGTTGTTGGCGTGGCAACGATTGTATGTCGAACTATTTGAGCATCCACGTATGCAGGATCTAAAAAATGTCACATTTGAAACAAACACTACTCAATTATTACACGACGATCTGTTTAAATATCTCAACGATAGCAAACGTATTACAGTTACATGGAGTTGTTCGCCTAAGCTATCCGTTAGCGGAGAATCTTGGGAGGACGCTATTAAGCCTAACGTTGCTCTTAATTACTCCACTGTTGATGGTAGCGACATGTATCTTAAATTTGTCGTTGCTGATCGCTCAGATATTGATGAAGCTGGTAGAGCTGTGCAAGCATACCGTGACGCAGGCGTTGAGTGTCCAGTATATTGTATGCCGCTTGGGGGACGCTCGGAAGAGTATGTCCTCAACGTTAAAGAAGTGGCAGAAGTCTGCATGGAAAAGGGATGGCGCTTCACCCCAAGGCTACACATCAGTTTATTCGGAAATGCATGGGGTACGTGAAGCATATAAAAACGAACAACACGAAAAGGCTATGAAGGCACAAGCTAAGAAGCCTATGGACCCGGAAGAGATGAGACAAAAAGGATTAATATGAACCACATTTTTACAAGCGAATCAGTAAGTGACGGACACCCAGATAAGGTAGCAGATCAAATATCTGATGCGCTTGTTGATGCTGGATTAGCCGCAGGCGATACAACAACACGAGTAGCAGTTGAAACACTAGTAACTACTAACATGGTTACACTAGCAGGCGAAGTTAAGAACTTTAATGTAACTAGAGATCAAGTAGAACAAATTGTTCGAAACAAAGTTAAAGAAATTGGCTACGATCAGAATGGATTTTCTTGGCACAAGTTAAAGTTATATAATGAAATACATGAACAAAGTGCAGACATTGCACTAGGTACAGACGACTTTGGTGCAGGTGATCAAGGGCTTATGTTTGGTTATGCTTGCAATCATACACATAGTATGATGCCTGCGCCTATTCATTACAGCCACAAGATACTAGAAAATTTAAAAACAAAGCGTGGCAATGTATTAGGTCCTGATGCTAAGAGTCAAGTAAGTGTTGAGTACAACGGTGCAAGACGTGAAGGTGTTATCAAACGCATTGATCAAATTGTTATAAGTACTCAGCACTCAGAAGGCTGTATAGAAGAAGCAAGACATTTGTGTAAACTAGCTGCAATGGAAGAACTTGGAGATTTAATTGATGAAAATACTGTGTGGCATCTCAACCCTACTGGCAATTTTGTTATTGGTGGGCCCGATGGTGATACCGGAGTTACAGGTCGTAAAATTATTGTTGATACTTACGGCGGTTTTGCTCCTCATGGCGGCGGCGCCTTTAGTGGTAAAGATCCTACAAAAGTAGATCGTAGTGCTGCATACATGGCAAGATGGTTAGCAAAGAATGTAGTAGCAGACGAAATGGCAGATTGGTGTAATATACAACTAAGCTATGCCATTGGTATTAAGCAGCCTACAAGCATTTACGTTGATTCAAACGGACACAATCGCAGTATTGAAAGTTTTATTCGTAACGAGATAGATTTAAGTCCAAAAGGAATCATTGACAGATTTGATTTATTCAACTATAATAGTTATAGCAACAATTGTACTTACGGACACTTTGGTGACAAAGACGTACCGTGGGAAAAAATAGGATGGTAATATGAAAAACTTTATTAAGAAATTAACAGGACAAGACAAAGTAGAAGCAAAGTTAGCTGAAGATGTTGCACAAGTAGAAGCTGAAAAGATGGAACTTCTTAAACAACGTGATCCTAAAGACTATCACACACGCAAGAAAGAACCTTGGGTAAATGTTATCGATATTAAAGTTAACGAAGAGAATGTGCGTAACGGCTTCTTTGAACTTGACTGGAATGAATACTTTATCGCACAACTTGTCGAAGCAGGTTATGGTGTAGAGAATGATCCTGAAGAAGAAATTGTAGATAGATGGTTCCGTGACATTGTGCATAACATGCTAGAGGCTGACGGCGAAGACACTAGTCGAGGTGCTGGATACATTAATGTTGTTCCTATTAGTAAAGGTAAGTCAGAAGTTAGTTGACAACATTGATAAATGATGTTATACTATATATAAATTAACACAATAAAAGGCAATACAATGGCAACTTATGTACTAGTAGACACAGCTAATACTTTCTTTCGAGCGCGGCACGTAGTACGTGGCGATATTGATACGAAAGTAGGCATGGCACTACATATCACACTTAACAGTATTAAAAAAGCTTGGAATGACTTTAACGCAGATCATGTTGTATTCTGTTTAGAAGGTCGTAGCTGGCGCAAAGACTATTATGAGCCTTACAAGCGTAATAGGCAAGTTGCACGTGATAAGATGACTGTAACTGAAAGTGAAGACGATAAGGCGTTTTGGGAGATCTTTGACGAGTTTAAGAACTTTGTTACAGAAAAGACTAACTGTACTGTTATGCAACACAAGCAACTAGAAGCAGATGATCTTATTGCAGGTTGGGTGCAAGCACACCCTAATGATCATTGTGTTATTATTAGTACAGACGGCGACTTTGCACAACTAGTAGGCCCTAACTGCACACAGTACAACGGTGTTGCTAATGTAACTATTACAGATCAAGGCTATTTTAACGATGACGGTTCGCCTGTTATTGAAAAGAAGACACAAGAGATTAAGCTTGCACCGCAGCCTGACTTTATGTTGTTTGAAAAGTGTATGCGTGGCGACACAAGTGATAATGTGTTTAGTGCTTACCCTGGTGTGCGTAAGAAAGGCACTAAGAATAAAGTTGGTCTTATTGAAGCTTACGCTGATAAAGACACAAAAGGTTATAACTGGAATAACATGATGCTACAACGTTGGACTGATCATGAAGGCGTAGAACATCGCGTACTTGATGACTATCAGCGCAATGTAGTACTATGTGACTTGACTGCACAACCTGGTAACATTAGAAGTATTATTAATGATGTTATTGAAGATAACATGCAGCCTAAAAGTGTTGATCAAGTAGGCATGCGCCTTATGAAATTCTGTGCAAAGTGGGATATGCAACGTATTGCAGATCAAGCACAGTCTTTTGCAAAACCATTACAAGCGAGGTACCCTGTATGACAATTAAAGCAAAGCCGATAGTAAAAGATAAATTCTGGATCGTTGAAAACAATGAAGAACGTATTGGCACAATGTCCTGGAACGATGATCGTTATATGTTTAGCAGTAAGATAGAAACATGTTTCTTTGATACTAAGCGTGAAATGAAAAAACGATTTGGCACAGATATTGTTTGGACTGAACATGACTCTAGCCAAGATATAGTCGTTAGTTTAGAAAACATAGTGCATGGATTTCCAACTAGTGTTACTCCATTCAATACTATGTATGATGTAGTACGTAAGCTTCCTTTGTTTACTAAGTCAGATAAATCAAAGAGCGCATATTGCGCAGGCTATTACGTTATTAAATTTGACAAAGGCTGGGTTAAGAGTTTTTGTCCTAAACAAATTACAATTGAACGTTATGAATTTAAAGGTCCATTTAAAACAGAGATGGAAATGAGATCGGAGTTATCAATTGCAAACCGTTGAACCGTTAAACACACTTCCATTGCAACAATTTTTACAAGCAGTTAAGGCTGCTGAACAAGGTCGTGCAAGAGAAGTTAAGCTGGATATGAACACGGCTAAGAATCTAGCGTTTGCGCTAGGCATTGTAATGACTCGTTTACATGGCGACTTAGAAAAGCTTGTAGCAGATTCTAAAGATAATAGTAATGAAGAAATTGTTATTAAGTTAGATGGAGGATCGAATTTTTAATGGTACAGATAGTAGATAACTTTTTGCCGGCGAACTTGTTTGCACGGTTTCAGCACTTAATGATGGGAGCAGAGTTTCCATGGTACTTTGTACTTGGTGTTGCAGATCACAAAGATGATGATTATTACTTTATACATAATATATACGGATGTAAAGAACACGACAACGGTGACGGACAAAAATATCGTGATGTAGAATCTCAATATTTTAAAGACTTTGAAATGTTGTTACATTTTATAGAAGAGAAACTTAAATTTCAAACTCACGAGTTACTTAGAATAAAATGTAATCTATATACTAATCAAAATGTTGAGAAAGCACATGCTCCGCATATTGACATGGAAATTCCTCATCATACTGCTATCTTCTATCTCAATAGCAATAATGGTCCTACTACTATTGGAGACCAAGATGTTGAATCTGTAGCTAATAGACTTGTATTATTTGATGGATTAACTCCGCACAATAGTAATATGCAAACAGATGTTGCTGAACGTATAAACATTAATATAAATATGCGTGGTGAATTTTTAAGTGCGTAGATAACTTTAAAAAAAGATAAATATATGCGTAGTTAATTAAAAGGAATTACGCATATGAGCAGGCCTAAGCCAACAGTTATTTTAGAAAACATCAACAACAAGACTTATAAGAGTGAACAAGTATTAGAAGCAGAAGCTATCTGGGCAGTGTTTTACTTAGAGAAGCCATTTAATCTTAAGAGTGCAAATGCACTTACTAATTATCCAGGTCCTAAGTATAAGAAAGTTAGTTTTTCTAATCCCGGGCATGCACATAATCTTGCTAAGAAACTAAACGAAATGTTTAAGTGTGGGGACTTTAATGTTCACAAGCTTACAGCAGGCGAAATAGTTACTGAGGTATGAGTACGAGCAAGATGAACTGGAAAGAAACATATACTAAGCTTTTTTTAAAAGAACTGGGTAAAAGTATAAATGATCTTACAGTTTCAGAATACATGCCTATATGGTGGAAAAACAATAGAGATAAGCTCTCAGGTGGTCTGCGACTAACAGAAGCAGGATTTGATGTACTGACTGAAATAGATCTAGCTGTATATGATATTCCATATCCAAGAGATGTACCGTTATCCACACAGGTAATCATACATCTTGATAAATTTATTGATTGCCCTTATTATTTAACAAACAGAAGTATTATAGTAACAAACGAAAGAAAGGCCGTTGAGCTAACTCTTTTCAGCGGAGATTTACGTAAATACGGGTTAACTAAAGCAATTACTCGTCAGAAATAAATACATATCATGAAAGAGAGATTATTATTATGGCATATTCAGAAAAAGTGTTAGACCATTACGAGAACCCCCGTAATGTAGGTAAGTGGGATCCTGCTAAGAATATTGGCACTGGAATGGTTGGTGCGCCAGCCTGCGGCGATGTAATGCGTTTACAAATTAAAGTAGGCGATGATGGCATTGTGGAAGACGCATGTTTTAAAACATACGGTTGCGGCAGTGCTATTGCAAGTAGTAGCTTAGTAACTGAAATGATTAAGGGAATGACACTAGATGAAGCAGATCAAATAAAAAACACAGATCTTGCGCATGAACTTGCTTTACCGCCAGTTAAAATACATTGCTCAGTACTAGCAGAAGATGCAATTAAGGCAGCAGTTGCAGATTATA